CGAAGGTATTACGACAGACCGCGTGTTCGGATCGGGCGCGATCTGGAACGTTCCAAACGGTCGCAAGATCCGCGAGATCAAAGACGATCGGCCTAGCCCGAACTTGACCGAGTTTATGGATCAGTTTTTGCGAGCCGTGGCCTCTGGCCTTGGCCTGCCTTACGAGTATCTGTGGAAAGCGGATCTGTCTGGCCCTTCGCAGAGATTCGTCCTGGCACAAGCCCAGCGCAGATTTGATGAGATTTCGCAAACCGTAATCAATCAGCTCGTTTCAAGGGTTCGCCTTTGGGCACTAGCCAAAGCAATCAAACGCGGCGATCTGACTCCTCCGCGTGGAATGGATCAATGGTGGAAAGCCACATACCACACGCCTCGTCAGACCACCATTGACGCCGGCCGGGACAGCGCTGCTGACCGGGAGGATTTGAAACTTGGCCTAACCTCCTACGCATCCATATACGCCTCCAGAGGAGAGTTTTGGCAGGATGCGATCGATCAGAAGATTGCAGAGCAAGCCTACATCCGATCGAAGTGCGAAGCCGCCGGCATTCCCGTTAGCGAGGTTCAGTTCATTCCCAACCAACAGCCAGCCCAGCCATCCGTGACTCCTCCCAGCGCAGCCCCGGCAGATGAAGTGCCAGCACAGGCTCCCGCTCCAGAACTTTCCGCGCCTACTGAAACGGTAACTCTGGCTGCTCCAGTAGAGATTGCGCCCCAGCCTGTAGCTAAGACCGAAACCTTCACAATGAAGGACGACGCCGACTTTTACCTATCCTCTAAGGAGCTGGATATGGTTGCGAAAAGCCTTGGCCTAAAAGACAAAAGGCCTCGCAAAAAGAAAACGAGTTGACGCGGTTTGGCCGATATGGCCGAAAAGAAATTTAAAGGGATTAGCGTCATCACTGCTGGCCCAGCTTTAGGGCACGGAATGGTGATCGATGCGGATACTCTCACACAAGTGGTCGAACGCGGAAACGAAGCTGGGCAGGTGAAGGTACTCAGCGACCACAGTTCCAGCATCTCAAATATCATTGGATATCTTGAAAACTTTAGCCTGGATGGCGGTCGCGTTCGTGCGGATCTAACTCTCTTTCAAAGCCACGACGGCTTTTCCTACTTCAGCGAACTCATCAGCACTCTTCCTGGGCAGATCGGGTTTTCCATTAGCTTTTCTGGCATCCCGCGCGAAGCGGCCGATGGCACGATGCTGGCCGACGTCCAAAACCTATTCAGCGTTGACCTAGTTTTGTCGCCCGCAGCAAACCCGACAGGAATTTTTCACGCACGGGTTGACAGCAATCAAAAGGCCATGGACAAAAACGTTCCGGCTCAAGAAGCCAAACTAGAAGCGTTGGCAGAAGCCGCGCCCGTTGCACCGGCGGCCCCGGTAGAAGAAGCGGTGAAAGCTGCTGAACCAACCCTCTCTGACATCAACGCAAAGCTGGACGCGATCATGGCGATGCTGACGGCTGATGCGGTGAGCGATGTGGTCGAAGAACCCATGGCCGCCAAGGTTGAAGAAACAAATCTTTCCAAACCCGAAGTTAAAGCGGAAGAAGTCAAAGCTGAAGAACCTGCCCAAAAGGTAGAGGCCGAAGCCAAGATTGAAGAAGTGAAGTCAGAAGAGCCGGTGGCCAACGAGGCCGCTGCTTTGAAGGCAGAACTTTCCGCAAAAGTTATCGAGCTTGAAGCCTCCCGTGGCATTAAGCCGATCGAAGTAGAAACTTCCAAACAACTTTCTCGCGTAGAATTGCTGGCGCAGTTCAACGCAGAAAAGAATCCCCGTCGTGCGGCGGAGATTTTTAAACAAATCAAGTTCGCACGATAACCCACCACAGGAGATACAAAAACCATGGCTAACACACTCGGCTCGGTCTCTAACGGCAAGGCCATTGCGCAACGCGCACTGACCACGCTTGTTGATTCCCTGCCTTTCCTAACCAAAGCGGTGACGGACTTCTCGGACGTCCCGGCCCGCATGAACGACACCATCACAACCCACCTCGTGACCGTAGGCACCGCCGGTGCTTATAGCACAACGGCTGGATACGTTGCCCAGGATCGCACTCAGACTGATGCTACCATCAGCTTGAGCAACTTGATCCACAGCACGTACGCGATCACGGACGCTGAGAAATACAGCTCCTCGATCGACCTGATCAACCGCTTTGCTTCCTCGGCAGCTTATGCCTTGGGCAAGAGCATGGTCGACAGCTTGATGGGCTTGGTCACCACAGCTTACAGCTCCACCCTCTCCGTTTCCGCCGGTGCTCTTACGTACCGCGGCGTCGTGAGCTTGGGCTATAGCTTGGATAACAACAAAGTTCCGTCGAATGATCGTTATGCGATCGTTTCCCCGGACAACAAAGCCAGCTTGCTCAACGATTCCAACATCGTTGCCAACGCTCAGATCCAAGGCGAAGCGGTGAAAACCGGCTCGGTTGGATTGGTTAACGGCATTGAGGTGTTCTCCTACACCGCGCTCCCCTCGGCAGTGTCCAAGGGTTTTGCGGCTCAGAAAGAAGCCCTCATCGTGGCAGCTCGCGTGCCCGAAGCCCTCGACAACTATCCTGGCAGCCAGGACGTAGTGACTGATCCTCAGAGCGGATTGTCCCTCTCTGTTCGTGAGTGGGTGAACCCCACCCTCGGAACCACGAACCGCAGCTACATCTTGCTGTTCGGCGTGGGACGCGGATCGACCAGCTCACTCGTTCGCTTGGTCTAAGTTACAGAATCATCCGGGTAGCTCGGACGCATCGGGGGGTGCGTCCGAGCTTTCCCACCTAAAAAATGAAAACCCCCCTTGTCTCAATCGCCCTCATCTCCGGCCCCGGAGAGGGGGCGATTTTGCGTAGACTGATTGAGTCGTCCCGTGGCCTATGGGATCAAGTCGTAGTCGTCCCAGCAGTAGGCGCAAATGATGCGCACACTGTGCGCCAATGCGCTCAGGAAGCCGCTGGCGAGGCTTTAGTGTGCGAGGAGTACCACAATAGCCCTGAGTTTAAGGATTGGCCTCATATCGACAATTTTGCAGCCGCCAGGAACAAGGCTTTCAGCCTAGCAACGGGTAAGTACGTCATCTGGGCAGATTGCGACGACATCTTTGAGCCAGAGCAGGCGGAGGCTCATCGGCAAGCAATTATGGATAGGGAGGCGGAAAAGACCGAGTGGGACATCCTGGTAACCACATACGATGTGCAGAACTCAGGAATGCGAAACAATCGTAGGGAAAGAATCTTTCGCAGGATGGATGACGGCAAACTCCCAGCCCATTGGGAGCGACAGATCCACGAACGAGTCACGCCAGCAAAGGATGCGAAGATAGGCGTGGCCGAGCACCTAAAAATCCTTCATGCACCTAATGGGCCAAAGATATCTAGCGCAGAGCGGAACAAGCGGATCATCGCCAGCCGCATTAACGGCATCGGCATGGAGTGGTACTACTTGGCGCAAGAGCATTTTTTAAAGAACGAATATCAGCAAGCTATCGGGCCTTGCCTATTGGCGTTAGAGCATTCGGATCTCGGCCCAGCCGAGCGGTACCAGCTCCACACCCAAGCCTCCATGATGCTTTCCGATCGTGCAAAGCGATTGGAGCATCTTGGTAAAGCCATCACACTTTCTCCGCTCCGCCGTGAGGCGCATGGCTTACTAGCTGCGGATCGAATGGATCACGGAGATTTTACCTCCGCTTACCATCTTTTAAAAATGGTGGATTCCATGCCACACACAACGGATTGGAATCAGGAAAACCGTTGGTACAAACATTTGCCTCGTCAGTTTATGGCGCAATGCTTGCGGGCAAGTAAGCAAAACCTAGAGGCCGACATTCTGGTTAGGGAAGGATTTAGGTCAGCCTGGGGAAGAATCACCGTACTACACGCTGGCGAGCCAGAGGATTGTCTGCGATCACTTGCTCTTTATACCGAAACGGCAGACGATCCAAACGCAATCCAGCACATGCTGATAACGCAACGCGGCAACAAGCAAGCTGATCGCCATCGGATCGTCCACTCTGCTGATGAAGCAATGGGAGCAGCGGCCGGGGATATCCTGATCACCGTTACGGCCAAGGACGTGCAAATGCCAGGACTACGCTGGGATGCGGATCTGATTGAGAACGGAACTATCCCGCTAGGGGCGGATCGGTTGCCCGATCCCGTCGATCGCTTAAACCGCGTCATCGTTGGCTTAACTACAACGCCGAAACGCATTGGAACAATTCTGCCCACATTAAAAAGCCTGCTTAACCAATCGCGTCCAGCAGATCAGATCATTCTGTCCGTCCCTGAGAAGCTGGCTAGAACAGGCGAACGCTTTGGGGATATTCCTAAAGAGATACAAGAGCTGGCCGATTCTGGTAAATTACAAATTCACCGCACCAAGGACTACGGGCCTGCAACCAAGTTTATTGGCTCGCTGGAAGTAGGCGGGGATCCTGACGACAAGATTTGTTGGCTGGACGACGACATACTCTACAGCCCACGACTTTTGCAGACCCTCGCTGAAGAACTACACAACAGACCAAAAACGGCGATTGGAGTCTGCGGATTTTTTATGACGGGATCTACCGGCTACGCCATCGCGCCAGATCACGGCGGGAATGCGGAGATTCTGGAAGGATTTGGCGGCGTGATGTGTCGGCGTTCGGACATGCCAAAAGCCGAGCTGTGGCCAGCCGTGGCCGCCAATGACTTTGCTGGGCTGACTCCCTTGGCTCGTGCTCGGTTCCTTGCGGATGATTACATGATGAGCACGGAACTGCGCAAGGCAGGC